GGCGCGCGTTCCACCGGGGTCGCACCTGCGGAGAAGCCCTTACAGACCGTCCTGGATTACCTTGAATCCGCCCACATTCCGTATAACGGGAACTCCACTCTGACCGAGTCGCACAGTTTGCACGATGCCAGATTATCGAACATATCCGAGCCGGCTTCGTCCTGCATCCGAACGAAGTCCACTCTGATGTTTTCTGTCGGCGCATAGGTCTGATTGGCCGTCATATAACTAAGCGCCGCCTCCTGAAGCGCGGAGACCGCCGGCTGCGTTTCGAACTTATCCGAAAGGTCAAGTGGGACGCACCTGTCGCCTGTGCCGATAGTATTTCGCCCTGAGCTTACTTCGCCCCCGATAACTACCGCCCCGTCCGAGCTCTTCCAGAACGGGACGCAAGTGTTGTAAACTTCCTCGCTATTCGAGTCATTCTCATATCCTGCGAGGTTTACACCATACCGGATGGTAAAATCTTTCTGCTCTCCTCTTGCCGAGTGCAACCGAACAAACCACTTGTCCCATTCATACTCGCCGCCGTAAGTATCGAGAATGGAGCCTTCTGTACCGCCGAGTATCGCCCGTATGCTTTTCGGAGTCCCGTCGAACGCCGCCACATATCCGGTGGAATATTTATCTGTAAGGTATGTGAATGGATTCCCGCTCCCAGCATCCTGCCCGAGCGGATTGGTCGGATAACAAATCGTGTCGAACTGATCAAACGCATCTGATAACGAATTGATGCCTGAACCCCAGGTCACCATCCGGTTTTGCCTATACGATATATGCACCGCGCGAAATGTAACGATACCGTCGATGCTGTCTGTGCGTCCTACGATATCGAACGGTTGGATGTCGCTTGAATCCTCGTGTGTCGCGCCGATTATTCGGCCCTCTATGATTTCGTCGTAATGTGCTCCCGTGACAGGATATTCGAATTGGAGTTCGTACACTCCGTTTCTCTCCTCAGTCACAACAGCCGATTTGCAATCGCGAAGGCGGCCAAGCCCATTCGACTCAAAATCAATCTCGCGGCTTTCATATAAAATTGGGATCATATCTTCCACCACCTCGGATGTATTTTCAGTTCCGTTATTGTGTTGTCAAATGTTATCTCGTTCGTTCCGCTTGCGAGTTTTGGCAGGTCAGAGCCGAGATCAATGTGCTTGTTGAGGCTCACATACTCCCCACTCTCGTATTTATATGCCTCCCCGAGGTCACAATCGATATATGTCGGATGCCCGAGCACATTAACGGTAGAGTATGCATATACTCCAGCGCAATGCGATGTATCAGCAATAAAGGAAGCATAATTCTCCAGAGTCGTTGTGCCTGAGACGGTCACAGATAATGTCTGCGTGGATGGCGTATATGTAACAGTAATGGTTGCTGTTACCGAGAACGAGAAATATGTCCCGGAACTACCCGGAGGATTTGTGTCAAACCTTGCGAACGCCACATCTGTCATTGATCCCGCCGATGCGCCGGAGAACAAATGAGCAGGGAATGTCGTTGCCATGCGGGCCTGCCTTTTCGCCGAGCCGTCAAAATTAGTCTCTACTTCGGTAGTCCCGTCGCCCGTGTCTCTCGCGGGATCCCTCGCAGTACGCGCTTCTTTATAAAACCCTCCGGTCAGGGCGTCTTTTGCATCGATTCCCCAGCGCACCACTATCTGCCCGACGTTGATGTCATCTGCTGGATTGAATAAAGGCGACGTCAGCACCTTTGACAGAGGTATATCGAACGAAAACGCCGGCTGGATCTCTGTATACCCCAGCTCGTCGGCATAAATTTCGATGTCATATCCATTAAAGCTGATGATTCCGTTGCCCTCGACTTCCAGCAGCGGACTCGATTCAAACAGCGTCGGATTATCCATCGTGTCGCCCGACGCCACCGTGACCGCCGCCTCGCCCGATTTAAGCCATCTCTGTGGTTTGCAGTCGAAGATGAGGTCGAATTCGCCAGCCTTTAACAGATTCGCGTCCACATCCAGCCCGCTCTTATATACGGCCATTCTGTACTCGCTCGGATTATAGTCATCCTCCAGGCGGACATATCCATTCCTAGAGCAAAGGAAGTTCCGGAAGTCCGAAACAGCCTCAGCAAAGTCAGCCTCGTCCACTCCGTACAGACCGGCGTGGTATGTGACCTCGATGTTTTCAAATCTGCCCTTGTCGAGTGCAAGCGTTCCGTTTCGCCCCGGGATAGACACCATTTCGACATCTCTCTTCGGCGCATTGAACGTGCCCGCTCCGGAGATATACACGCCGTAATCCCCGGATGATGTTCCGTCAAAATATAATTTCTTGAAGATTGCTCCTGTTTCTATTGCCATGCGAGCCTCCTCTGATTAGTCTCTCTGATCAGGATCCTCTTGATCTCTTCCGCGAGTTCGCGCTTATCCTTATCGTATCCATTAATAATTATGGTCGGCCCTCCTCCCGATGCGTTCGCTATCGCGTCGAGTTTCGTCCACAGCTTATCCAATGGAACCACCGCCTCAGGACCAGCTTCACCGATACCGGCAATGGTCGGACTGTTGAAAATACCGCCGGTTTTGTACCAGTCGATGTTCAGCTTCGGAACAGACGGTGGATTAAGTGAGAATTTGCCCGACAGAGAGAAGTGCGGCAAATCGATGTGGCCGAATATATTTCCCACCTTTATCGGGAAGAACCCTTTGACCTTGTCGATTATGCTCTTAACCTTGTCAATCGCTGTCTGTATTGGTGTGACGATTGCCGTCTTGATCGCATTAAACGCCGCAGCGACCTGAGCCTTGAATTGAGTAAATGTCGCAACCACTGCATCCTTGAACGCAATCGCCTTCGCCTTGATGATGTCCCAATTCTTGTAGAGCAGAACGCCCGCCGCAACAACCGCACCGATTATCAGAATGACCGGCCCGATAGCCGCAACGATTCCACCTATAGCCGGACCGAGAGTAGCCATCAGTGACATGATCGAGCTGATTGCGAACGACACCTTTCCGAGTCCGATAAGCAGCGGAGACACTACCGCAACGACCGCCGCTATGCCTGCGATGATTGCCTGAGTCCTCGGAGACAGATTTGAGAACCACTGGGCGAGCCTTCCGACCACAGCGACGACCTTCTCCATAGTCGGAGCAAGATACGCCGCGAGCTGTGTTCCGAGTTGCTGGAATGCGACCATTCCGACCGCCTTCATCATGTCGAGCGCATCGTTGAACTGGTTTGCCTGATCAAGCGTCTCCTGATCAATGAAGTCGAGGCCGTATTTCGCCATCGTGTCAGAAACTCGCTTGTATGTCTCGCCTCCGTCCTCGATAAGCGGATTTAGTTCCGCAGCTGAACGGCCCATAAGCTGCATAGCATACGCATCTCGTTCGGTCTCGTTTTCCATCGAGCCGAGAGCCTTGATGGTATCTTGCCACACCGCGTCTCCGTCTCGGAGCGAACCGTCCGCGTTCGTTACTGATACGCCCAGAGCCTCAAAAGCGGCCGCTTGGTTCTTGGACCCATTTGCAGCTGAAAGCATATTTTTCTCGAGCTTGACGTGTGACTTCGCGATTGTCTCAACCGATACGTCAACGAGATCAGCCGCTGCCGAATACTGCTGGAGGTCTCTTGTGCCGATGCTATAGACCTTAGACATGGTGTTAATATCGTCCGCCCACTTGCCCGACTTGACCGTCAATGCACCGATTGCCGCAGTTACCGCAGCAGCTGCTGTCGAGATCCCGCGCATAGCCTGTCCAGCAGACGTGAGTTTGTCGCCCATCGCCTTGAACTGCTCGGATGTTGCCCGGAGATTGAAGTTGCCGACTTTCCTCAGCTGACCCTCGAAAGTCTTGACTTGATTCTCGGTGACGATGATGTCGCGCTGGAGGTCCCTGTACTCTTTCGAGGTCTTGTCTACCCCACTCGCGTCCATCTGCGCCTGAGCCTGTTTCAGTGCATCGAGTTTGGACTTGGTCTCCTCGACCTTCTGTGTCAGTAACTGCTGTTTCTGCCTCCAGAGCTCTACCGATGTCGGATTGAATTTCAGAGCCTTGTCGACCTGCTTCAGCTCTCGATCGAGTGACTTCGTATTATTATTAATTTGTCTTAAAGCCTTATCGAGTTTCGTGGTATCCCCGTTGAACTCGATAGTGATGCCTTTAATGTTACCCGCCATTTATTTGACCTCTAACCGAAGAACGCATTTATATCGTTCTGTGTTCCCTTGCGTTTACTTCCGCGCTTCTCAGCCATTTTCTGAGCCTTCCCCGCCTCTTTCTGCCTCTCGTTGTAAGCAATGACAAAGTCCACCACTTGCCCGAGTTGCATCCGGCGGATATCTGACATCGTTAGTCCTCGTTCGAGACCTGCGAGGATGATGTCGTCGAGTGTGACGGCTGAAGATTCTTCAGGCTTTCGCTCGCTTTCTTCAGCCTTTTCAAGTTTTTTGAGCTCACGAATCCCTTCAGAATGAGCTCATACACGGCCGGGACTATAACATCCAGCGGAAACTCTTCGAACTGTCTCACCCACCTCTTAGGCGGCTCGATATTCTCGTCGGCTGCCTTTGCCATAGCCCATGCCACATTGATGATCATATCAACGAATTCGACCTGAAAGAGCGGCATCAGAACTTCCATCGAGCGGCCCTGCACTGCATCCGCGATATCTGTCACGGAGATCTCCCTGCTCCCAGACTCGGCCACGACGGTCGACACACCCTCAACAATGGATGCGAGAAGCGGCATCAGAGCCGGAACGATATCTTTGCCGAATTGATCTCTATATTCCATAGTCCAGGCTACATTGTTATTGAGCCGGACCTCTTGCTTTCCTATTTTGATAATCTTTTCCACGGTTCACCTCCTATGAAAAAAGGAGCGGGCCCAAAAGAACCCGCCCCGTCTTGTTATGGTGCGATAGCCGGTGCAGTTGGAGCGGTAAACAGAGTGCTGTAACCCGTGTCCGCTGGCTTCAGTACCGCCATTGTTACGCCTGTCGCGTTGTCGCCGGTGCACGTTACGGCAATAGTCTCTGTTGCCGGCTCCTTGCTCTCCTCGATGGTGTTATACTCTCTCGTGATTGCTCCGAGTGAGCAGTTGTAAAGAATAACCCTTCTTGACTCCGCATCGCCTTCTACCTGAAACGCGATGTAGACGTTCGGCTTCGTTGCGTTCTTTACGTTCGCGAGTCCGCCGTTTGTCAGATTCTTGTAACCAAGGAACTGCGTCTTGAACTCATCGTCGAACATGGCGACTTCGAGATCGCCCTCGATGGATCCACCTGAATATCCACTCCAGTATGCGATATTGTCTGCATAGAACGTGTTCTGCTCGGAATTCTCCTCAGGAGAGAACGATACCGCGCCCTTCTGATGGTATGGAGCGCCGAGCGTGACTGCGCTCTGATCATCGACCGTGTATGTACCGACGTGGAGCTCGGAAATACCAAATTCTACTTTGTTAGCCATTGATAAGCCCCTTTCGATTAGATGTAGTAGTAAATAACAAAGACGCCCTCATCCTCGATGTAGACGTCCTCGCTCTTGTCGTAGAGATAGCCGTTCTCGAGGAGTGCGTCCTCGATCGCGGCCTCGTTCGATTCGTTTTTCGTTGTGAAGTAATACTCGACCTGATAGCTGTTCTTCTTGTAGTAATGCGTATTGTCAGCTTGGAAGGTCTCTTGCCCATTACCGATATACACGATATACGGTGGACTCTGTGCCTTCTTGAAATGACTGTACGCACACGGAAGGCCGGTGCTCTGTAATACTTGATAGATACTCATTCGTTTATACCTCGATTGATTCTCAGCTCGAATCCTTCGATGCCTTCTTCTTCAACC